TTTAGTCGTCTTTTTGAATAGTTCTGCTTCGGTGATTATTCGGAATTCCCAGCCTTTATCTAGACAATATTGCTCGGCGGCTTTCCACTTAGCTTCATTCACACCCCATGTCATAACTTCAGTAATATATCTTCTGGTTTTTCTTTTTGGAGTTTTTGGCGGCTTAGTCTGTGCAGCTGGTTTAACCTCTAGTAGCATTTTCTTAATAGTGCCATCAGGATTCTTAGCCTCAACATAAAAATCCACAAAGTATCGATGAGGTCGATTATCTATAGGTGAAATATACGGTATTACCACTTCTTCAGACGCCCATCGGATAACATTTAAATTATCATCCAGTGACTGCATAACTCGTTTTTCCCAGCCAGACCTATATACTATATTTGTAGGATCTCCGATATATTTTTTAGGAAATTTAGGTTTGAAAAAACCTTGTTTATACTCATATGCCATTATGTTACCTCGCTAAATAATATGTAGCCTAGGAGGATATAAATGGCGCTTTTAGACAGTGGAGATAATCTATTAAGATTTCCTCTTGACCTGAGTAGTCAAAGTCAAGGTCATTTTATGAAAATTAATATTTTTCCCAATCAATATGGAACATATAAGAATCAGTCAGCGACTGTCTGCTTATTTGCACCTGGCGGTGGTATTAACGGTCCTATGCAATGGGACATGGACCATGATTATGACGATGTTAAGCTGGCTCGATTAGGTACAGGTGTTCTCGGTGCTGTTTCGAAACCTGCCGAAGCTGTAGCTGGAGCAGCCGCTGGGGCGGCAAGATTAGCTGGTGCTGGTGTTATTAATCCTAAGGTCGATGTTCTTTATTCAAACACTCAATTGAGACGTTACACATTTAGCCATTTCTTTACACCATCATCGGCGCGAGAATCAACAGAATTAAAAAAGATAATCAAACTTCTTAGAAAGTTTTCATCACCAGAAATCGCTGGCAATAGATCAGGACAATCTTTTGGAGCCGGATATCTTTCTACAGGTGGCTGGCTCATTCCTCCCGCAGAATTTGAAATTGATTTCTATTATATGGACGAGGGAACAGCAATTAGAAATCCTTATATACCCAAGATTGCTAGATGTGTGCTAACTAAAATTGACGTAAACTATTCTCAGCAGGGTGAGTTTAGCACATTCAAAGACGGTGCACCAATTTCAGCACAGCTATCAATGACATTTAGAGAAATGCGTATTATCAGTCAACGAGATGTGGATATCGGATACTAAAATGGCAACAAATCAAGTTTCACAAAGTAACGCACCAAAACAACTAAGAATGACCGACTTTAAGGCTGCGGCCGATAGAGCCGGGTCTTTTGCTAGAGGGTGTCGTTTTATTGTTCGTATATACGTTCCTGACTTTTTTACTAACCAAGCAAAAGAATTGCATTATATGTGTGACGCGGCTGAATTACCTGGTCGCGGATTTGGATTAGCAGAAGCTCGTTATTACGGTCCTTCACAAGTGTTTCCAACTAATACTCAGTATCAACCTGCTAGTTTTTCTTTTCTTTGTAGATCAGATTGCACCGAGCGCCGTTTATTTGATGATTGGATGGAATTGATCAATCCAACAACTAATTTTAATTTTGAGTATGCCAACAATTATTGGAGTCAGATCGACATATTTCAATATGCTGATTATGCATCATCTGTAGGTTCGGCAGGTCCTGCTGTAGGAGGTAATTTAAATAGACCTCAAAATTCTAAGAATTGGCAGCCTCATGTGACATATAGTTGGCGCTTGTATAAAGCATGGCCAACTATCGTCAATCCACAACCAGTAACATGGGGTGAGCAAGACGTTCTAAGATTACAAGTTCAATTTGCATACAAGTATTGGGATAGACCAACATTACAGTAACATAATGGAGATATATTATGGCATTGCCGAAGATTGATTTACCAGTTTATGAATTGACTATACCATCTACTGGTAAAGTTGTTAAAGTCAGACCATTTACGGTGAAAGAAGAAAAACTACTATTGATGGCGCTAGAGTCAAAAGTTGCCAGTGATATTATAACTACAGTTAAACAAGTTATTAATAACTGTTTAGTTAGTGGTGAGATAGATGTAGAAAAGCTACCATTCTTTGATGTAGATTACATATTCATTTTTCTTAGGGCAAAGTCTGTCGGAGAAAGTGTCACAGTTAATCTAACATGTCATAATGTTCTTAAAGATGGTAACGAATGTGGTAATAGATTTCCATCAGAAATGGATATTGCAAAGACAGAAACGATTAACAAAGAGACAAATGCGGATATAAGATTAAATGCCACGTCTGGTGTTAAGATGCGTTATCCAAATTATGGCATAATGAGAAAGATCGAATCGTTACCTGAGATGGAGCAAAGAACAGAAATCATCATAGCATCTATTGATTACATATATGATAAAAAAGGTATGTATAGTTATAAAGACTATACTAAAGAAGAATTAAAAGAGTTTGTCGAAGGTCTGACAGAAGAAAACTATAACAAATTAATTGAATGGATAGACAACTTTCCAACGGTTGCTACAGTAATGGAAGCAACATGTGACAAATGTGGTTTTGAACATAAAGTGAGGTATACAGAATTTTTCGATTTTTTTATGTGATCATGGGTCACGATTCATTATCAAATCATATTATGACCAATTTTAGTTTAATACAGCATCATAAGTGGTCATTATCTGATATTGAAAACATGTTACCCTGGGAAAAATATACATATGTTGATTTATTGAATAATTATCTTAAAGATGAAGAATTGAAAGCAAGAGAACGTGAGAACGAACGTAAGAATATGCTAAATCATCTAAACAGAAGAAGAATGTAAATGGCATTTAATGTACCTACACAAAGAAAAGATATGTTCGGATCATTAAAGCGCATGACTGTCGGTCAGCGTGTTAATGCATTTAAAGAAACATCAAGTTCGGGTGCAGCATCACCATTCTCATTATTAACTCCTGCTGAATTTGCTGAATTATTCCCAAAGTATTATCAAAGAGGATTGCCAGACGTTGGTGGCTTTCGTGAAGCAATTTCTAAGAAATCATCACAACGTCAATCTGACATTATGGAAGGTTTAGCTGAAAAAGCTGGTATATCTGTAGATAGAGCAGAGAGAATTGGTAGAACAAAAAGATTTGGACGTGGTGAACCAGATGTTATGGATGTTCCTGAAAAAATCACAAAAAGCACTGGAGGAAAAACAGTTGCATCCGGTGATTTAGCAAAGAATCAGAGAGACGCATATAAGGCTGCAAGAGCTGAAGGATTATCAGATTCAGCTGCACGAATACTCGTTGCTAATCTTTCAGGAGAAAATCTAGTAAATCCATCTAGAGTCTATGACGATCCTTCTACTAGAAATCGTAATCAAAAAGCTCACGGAATTGCTGCTTGGGATGATCAAAGAGCAGCTAAGATAGCCAAAGAATTTGGTAAACCGCCGCAAGACATGTCAGTAGCGGAACAGATTCATGCTCTTGTTTGGGAAATGAAAAAAGATTATAAGCCATCATGGGAAGCACTCAATAATGAAAAGATGTCGCCAGAAGAAAGAATGGGTGTTGTCGTTCATGATTTTGAACGTCCAAGAGATGAAAGTAGCGCAGTTTCTCAGCGTATGCGTAGCTTCAATGGACTACCAGACAATTTTGAAACTGTTAGTCTAGAAAAGGTTGAAGGAAAGTCTGGTGTTGGTAATACTTATGGATCAGGACAATGTGTGGCACTTAGTCGTCACTTTGCTCCTACTCTTCCTCCTGCTAGTAAATGGTCGTTTCATGAAGGAGAAAGTGGAATCGTTCCTGGTGCAGTTATTGCTACAAGAACATATGGTCAAGGACCAACACCTGGTGGACGCATGGCTAAAGATATGCCCGATGGTAAATCACACTATCATACTGGCATTGCACTAACGTATCCAGATGAAAGTGGTAATGTTCTTGTCCTTGATCAGTGGAAAGGACATGGTTCAACCATAAGCAAAAGAAATATTAGAGATTATCATGGCGAGCAATGGGGTGCTGTAGTTGGTGGTGAACCATCAGAAAATACCAAACAAGGTGTCGATCTTGCATTATCATTAGCCAATGAATCACAGAAAAAAGCTATTCAAGCAGCTGCAGCAGGACAGAAAGTCCATCTTCAAGATGTACCGGAAGCACAACCTGTGATAGAGGCAACAAGCTCGACAACAAACAAATCCGAAAGTCATGATGACGAATCGATTCAAGTTGATACAAAAGTTGAAGTGCAGAAACAGATAGAAGTTCCAAAGCCGCAATCAACCGATCAAACTGCTACAGTTGAAAAGCCAGCTCCGGCCGCTACACCTGTTTCTGAAAAGCCTGCAGAACCAAAATCGTTTACTCTTAATCGTCAGGGATTAATCAATTCAATTAAACAGACTGCGGAGTATAAGAAACAAACTGCGGGTATTCCTGACTTTATGGTTCCTGATGAATCGGTTGTTAGTGGTTTCTTTGATGATGCACGAACTAAAAAGATTATGAAAGAGACGGGAACAACCTATGATCCTGCAACGGGTAAAATAACGTCTAAAAATCCTGACAAACTATTAAAGTCTTTTGGTGATATGGACACAACTAATGTTCTAACACCTGAAAAGAGAGCGGAAGTAGAAGCAGCAAAAACTACACAAACTGCATCTATCGGTGAAAAGATACAAAGAGAATTTGGTGTTGCATCTGCACAAGCAAAAGAATTAGATATGACCAGTCCTGATGTTCAAAGAAGAATACAGGAAGATCGCGCCCAGAAGATGCAAACACCAGAGCCAACTAAAGCACCAGAAGCAACAAAGACACCAGCACCAGAGCCTAAAAAACCAGAGGTTGCTCCTGCACCACAAACACCTGCACCACAAGCTGGAAAACCTGACGAGAGTTCTACAAAGAATTTTCTAAAGTCGCAAGGTATACCAGGTGCGTCTGATGGTGGTTCATTTAATGTCGGTGATAGAAATATCGGTTTCTATCCAATGGATAAAAAAGATAATCTTGCTGCAGTTGATACTGTAACACAGCAACCTCTATTCACAGCTAAGACAGGAGAGAATATAAACGTCGATCCTACACAGAATAGAATTGATATAACGCCACAACAAAAAGTTGCTGGTACCATTCCACCAGGAACACAAATGAATGAAATGAAAGATGTTGTTGATACTGTATTTAATATGGCGTCAACAATGGGAAAATCATCTGCTATTCAACCACCAGTAATTGATAGAAGTGAGGCATTACAAAATCAAGTAACCATTGATCCATTTCTAAATCAGAAAACAACAGGTTTTTCAACACCATCGCTAGAACGTGCAATGTCAAAAGCTAGAGGACGTGAATCAGATTATAGTGCTAATAGAGTTGGCGCAGGAACATCGATAGCATAAAAAAGGGCGGGAACCGCACTCCCGCCCAATCTCAATAATTATCCTGTAAAGTCTCAGTCCTCTGCCAACTTGCGAAACATGGCGAGGTCTTCATCCTCTTCATCATCAACAACTGGCGCAGCTACCTTCTTAGCAACTGGCTTTGATTCAGTGAATGGAACATCATCGTCGTCTTCCACTACTGTCTTTGTAACAACAGGACGTGAAGTAGATGCACCGGTTAAACCTAGAACATCATTAAGACGAGCCTTTAGCTGATCATATGACTTAAAATTCTTAGGATCAATAATCTCTTTAAGAGAGTGTTCGCCCTTCCAAATCTTTTCTAATTCTGAATCGTCATCGGATAATGGACCAGAAACAAGAAATGTTGATTCATCATAGTTAGGAAAACCTGACTGACGAGTCATCTTCAACTTAAAGTTAGCGCCCTTCCATAGATCGAAAGGATTCACTGCCTGCTCTGATTCAAGATCAGGATTCATCTGCTTTGTAATCTTATCAAAGATTTTCTTACCATACTTAAATAGAAAAACTTTACCTTCGTTATTTGGATTCTTTGGATCACTAATAACCTGAATGTTTGAAACATAATGCAAACGACGCTTTTGATCACGGGCTTGTTTACGCTCCAAAGAGTTATCATCAGAAGAAGCATTCCAAAGTGTAGAGTTATACTCAGAAACAGGATCCTTCTGACCGAGAGTTGTTAAAGACTTCTCGATGTACCACTTACCAGTGATCTTATTCTGAAAGCCATGATCCCAATATTGGACCCATGGTAGAGCATCGTCACCGTCAACGGCTGGACCAGGAAGAAAACGAATAACAGCCAAAGCGTTGCCAGCTTTATCTGGTGTAGGCTTCCAATAGTTGTCTGTGGAATCGTCTCGTTCGTAGGTGGGTTTGTTGATTTCATCTACCTTCTTTAGAAGAGTGCTGAAATCTTTGGATTGTTTCTTGAGATTTGAAAAGTTCATAATATTCTCCTTGTATGTTCGTTGTATAGTCGTATTATCCACATTATCATCATATAATAAGTTATATTAACACACCATTCTCGGTATGTCAATATATATTTAGTCATCTAAGGAAACACATTCAAACTTAATTTCCTGTAGAGTTTTTTCACCCCATGCATGGCGAGGATTAGAACACCATTTACATCCAGGAATACCACAATCCATGGCATGTTTCTTGTGTAAACGATGTTTGTTATTGTCGTTATAATAATCACGATGATTAGTCTTGGCAATATCAAACTGACGCTCTATGTGTCTGCTCTTTTGTTGGAATCTCTTTTGGCGCTTCTCTTTGTTCATTCACGATTCCTTTCAGTATGTTTTTCATTCTCACTTTATCATACTTTAAAAAAGGTCTATACTTACTTATCTTTCTTGAAATTCTAGGCCATATAGCATCGTTACCATAATGCTTATTAAATTTATTCGTGTAATTTATAAAGTCATCTAGAATGACCATAGTTTCTATACAGATCGTCCTACGCAAGAAAAGTAAAACAAGAAAAGGATAGGAATCACTGTGAACACGGAACGGCTCTTGAAAGCCTTTATCAAAAGTTCTAACCATGTCATCGGCACAGTGATATGACAAACTTTGTCTCCGTCTAAGATAATTAGTGTGGATTTGAGTTGCGTTGTCATCGATTAACTCTGTTATGTAGTGTTTATCTTCTAAAAGATTAGCGACATAAAAATCACGCAACTCTTCATCACTATGTTCCTTAGATATCTTTTCAAAGAACCATTTGTCGTTTCGTTTATTGTATGATTCTTTTGTTGCACGAAGTTTGCCGTGCATTTGAAAGAAGTCGTATTTGTCATTGTTGAAATGAGTTCTAAGTGCCAAGAATAACATATAAGCACCATAACCTGAAAAATTACTCATGTCTTATAATGGCAATTGTGAGGTATTGGATTTTTTGAGATAGTGTAATTCTTCGGCTTCTAGTTTAATCTTTGATTTGAGAACGCCTGATATAAGTTTAGCTGCTGTTTCAATTTCAAAACCAGTTTGTTCACAATACATAACAACAGCATCTATGTAAGGAATATCCTTCATATAAACTATTTCTTCAATCGCCATACTAAACTTTTGAATATCATCGGGAGTCATTATATATTCCTATTGCTTGTGAATGATAAGATCGGCTTTAAAGAACTGATAAAAGTTATTGATCCCACTAACTTGAAACAAAAATGAGTTATATTCTTCTTGTGAGATTTCTTTGTTATTAAATTTTAATAACATATCATCATACATACCCTGATAAAAGGGATCTGGTGTATATTCCCAATTTACAATTCTAAAATCAACATCGAATACATAAGCCATACCAGAACTAGAATTATTTGTTCGCTTGCTTAAATCACACCAGGATTTATCAAAGTGCTGAATGACTGGATGATTGATTGGTCTCTTGTGTGTTGGATCCATATAATAGTCATCATGTCTATGATGTGGACCGACAATTCTCATACCAGCACCGTGATTACATACTCTATAAATCTCTTTCATTAAGTGAAAGAATCCATCACCCATATGTTCCAGAATGTGCATTGCCCAAACATATTCTACACTATTATCATCAAATGGCAATTTATCTTTTTCAAAGTCAACGACATGATCTGGATTGACTTGTGGATCAGCATCAAGATTAACAAAACCATCAAACTTTCTAAATCCACAACCTATATTAATCTTTAAACCCATAATATACCTCAATGATAATATAAATACCACCACTTCTGTTTCTAGGCTGGTGGCCCACCCAATGATTATGCTGCTAGAGCAAGATCAAATGATGCAAAGTTATCGTTAGCACC